GGCAACGGGTTCTACGGCAAGACGCATACTCCCAAATCCATCGAGAAGATGAAGGTAGCGCACACTGGTGCTACGCCGTGGAACAAAGGACTGCCGTGGTCAGATGACGTGAAGGACAAGATCAGCACGACGTGGATGGGCCAGCCAGGTTGGAACAAAGGACTCTCCAAGGAAACTGATGACAGAGTGAAAGCATACGCGGAGAAACTCGAAGGCGGGCACCCGTGGGAAGACAAGGAGCATCCAAGAGGGATGCTGGGCAAAACCCACAGTGAGGAGACAAAGTCCCAGATCAGTGAATCAAGTAAGGTGGTCGCCAAGGGCAGGGCAAGAAACGAGAGTGGCCAGTTTGTCTAGCAACGCCGTACGCGACCTGATCTGGGGTGGCAAGTGGGAGAAGCAGGTCCGGCCGTTGTCCTGGCTGGTTGAGCGATTCGCTCCAGTACCCGGATGGTCTGAGGAAGAAGTAAGGAGACTTAGCGATGGCAACCAAGACGGTCGCTACCTTCAATAACGGCTTGATCGAGTTCCAGGTGGATTACGACGCCGCTAACCGACTGACGGCCCTCCGCTGCATCAACCAGGATAACCATACGGTACACGGCTGGGTGATCTTGGAGAGCAACGGTCGGCAGTACGACTCCTCTTTCCTGCCAGGTAATACCTATATTCCGATCCCGACGGGAGTCTCGCAGCGCATCCAGTTCAGCAGCATTGGCGTTCACGGCCAACTGATCGGCGTGAGCTTCCGCTTCGAGGGCTAACTAGGTGGCGATCGCGTTTCGGTCCACCAACGGGGTAACAACCGGCGCGGGCACTGGGAGCACGTCGCCGTATAACTTGGTCGTCACCAAGCCGACGGCGGTGGCAGACGGCGACATCCTCGTGGTTGGCATCTACACCGACGTATCCGCCGTTACTACCGTGCCAACTGGCTGGGCCGAGGTGCTCAGTGTTCTGGACACTGGCCCGACGCCGGACTACTGGATTCGGGTGTACTGGAAGCGGGCCAGCAGTGAAGGAGAGAACTGGACCTGGGTCATCACCACAGCGGGCTGGTATGCCTGGGAGTGCGCCGCATACACCGGTGGTCTCGCCTCGGGAAATATCCTCGACGGCACTGCTACTAGCTATTACGGCCCTACCTCTGGCTTGGCCACCACGATTCTGCCAGCCGTCACCACCACCGTCGATGGGTCGATGCTGGTGGCTGTCTGCGGAAACTACAACGGGGCTCTCTATTCTAGCGGCACCGCTCCTGTAAGCAACGAGCGAGCCGATGCGAGCGGCCTGACTCTCTATGATGGAATCCAAACGTCAGCCGGTAGTTCTGGCACTATCACCATCACTGATGGTGATAACAGCTACCGCGCCGGCATCCTGTTCGCGTTCAAGCCGTTGGCGAGTAGTTTCTCCCCCTCGATTTCACCGTCAGCCTCACCTTCACAGAGTCCCTCGGCGTCAATCAGTCCTAGCCGCAGCCCGAGCATCTCGCCAAGTGCGAGTCCATCGAAGAGTCCTTCAGTCTCGCCAAGTGCGAGTCCATCGGTATCTCCGAGTGTAAGCGCCTCGCCCTCGGCAAGTCCGAGTGTGTCACCGTCCATATCGCCATCGGTTTCGCCTTCGGCTAGCCTCAGCCCGAGCGTCTCGCCCTCGGCTTCACCTTCAGTGTCGCCTTCGATCTCGCCATCGGTGAGTCCCAGCGCATCTATCAGCCCATCCCTCAGCCCGAGCCGGAGCCCGAGTGTCAGTCCTTCGATCTCTCCCAGCGTCTCGCCCAGTGCGAGCGTCTCGCCCAGCATCTCGCCGTCAATTAGCCCTTCGCTCAGTCCGAGCGTCAGTCCAAGTATCTCTCCATCCGCTTCGCTCAGCCCGTCGATCAGCCCTTCGGCCTCGCCTAGTGCATCGCCGTCGATCAGCCCCAGTGTCTCACCTTCGGCCAGCCTATCGCCGAGCGTCTCCCCTTCCAAGAGCCCTTCTGTTTCGCCCAGTATCAGCCCATCCGTCTCACCGTCGGCTAGCCTGTCTCCAAGCCTGTCACCTTCGGCCAGCCCGTCGCTGTCGCCTTCGATCTCGCCCAGTGTCAGCCCGTCGGCGAGCGTCAGTCCGTCGATCTCGCCGTCTATCAGCCCAAGCGTCTCGCCCAGTGCGAGCCTGTCGCCGAGCCTCTCACCGTCAATTAGCCCTAGCCTCTCACCTTCGTTGTCGCCGAGTATCTCACCCAGCGTAAGCCCGAGTAGTAGCATCAGTCCCAGCATCTCACCATCTGTCAGTCCGTCAGTATCACCTAGCATTTCACCGTCAGTCAGCCCCAGCCTCAGCCCATCTCTGAGCCCGAGCGTATCGCCCTCGGTCTCGGTTAGCCCTTCGGTAAGCCCTAGCATCTCGCCGAGCGTCTCGGCGTCGCTTAGCCCGTCTCTCTCCCCCTCCGTGTCGCCAAGTGCTAGTGCATCGCCCAGTCTGTCGCCCTCGCTATCACCATCGGTCAGCCCGAGCGCGAGCCCGTCGATCTCGCCCAGCGTCTCGCCGAGCGTAAGCGTCTCACCGTCCATCTCGCCCAGCGTGTCGCCATCTCCAAGCGGCGGGGCGAGTTACTCGCCCTCGATCTCTCCGTCGATCTCGCCATCGGTTAGCCCCTCGGCATCCGTCAGTCCGAGTGTCTCACCTTCGCTCAGTCCGAGCCTGTCGCCGTCGATATCACCGAGCGCCAGTCCGTCACTCAGCCCTAGCGCCTCACCCTCCGAGTCGTCTTCTGTCTCACCGTCGACGTCGATCAGCCCGAGCATCAGTCCGTCAGTGTCCCCGAGCGTGTCGCCAAGTGTCAGCGTATCGCCCAGCCTGTCAGTTTCAGCATCGCCGAGTATCTCGCCCAGTCCGTCACCTTCCCTGTCGCCCAGCATATCTCCGAGTGCGAGTCTGTCTCCAAGCATCTCGCCCTCTGCGAGCCCGAGTCTATCGCCGTCGGTGAGTCCGAGTTTCTCGCCTTCGGCGTCTGTGAGCCCGAGTGCTAGTCCCAGCCTGTCGCCATCCGCGTCGGTCTCACCGAGTGCATCACCAAGCGTCTCGCCTTCGGAGAGCGTGTCACCGTCTGTGAGTCCGTCACCCAGTGCTCCCCCCGAGACCGGGGTAGGGGGCTGGCGGCGGCCACGCAGGCGGCCAACGGTGCGGATCGAGGGCACGGGCCGGATTACCCTACCAGGCATCAGCCTTTCTGGCAGGGGCGAGGTTCGGCGATCGCGAGTCACGGGTGCGGGGCATCTGCAATTCCCTGCCTTTGCTCTGGACGGCGCGGGAAGCATCATCCTGGCAGGTACGGCGGCGCTCCTGATGCCCGCTGTCGTGCTGTCGGCGACGGGTCGAGTGAGTGACCCGCCCTTCTGGGCGGCCGAGGAAGAGTGGCTGCTCGGCCTGACCGACGAGATCGACGCGCTGGCGAGGATGTGATGAGCGCAACCGCGGCACTGCTAACCGAGCTCGACGTCTTTCTGGTGAAGGCCGCTCGCATCCTCGACGACGGCGACGACGCCGCACGGCTCGAACTCGAGGCACGGGGCCAGCGGCGCATCCTGATCGCACTCCGGAAGCAGTTGCGAGCGGCGGTGCCGGCTGGCATTACTGAGGATGCGCTCCGGGAGACGGGCGGCGCGGCAGCGGCAGTCGAGCGGGCGATGGCCGAGACGCCGGCGCTCCGCGATGCCCTCTTCGCGACGCTGGTGGACGGTGCGCTGCTCGGCGTGACGGCTGGCCGCCAGGACACCGAGCGGGCGATGGGCGTAAGCAAGCAGATCGGGATCGACTGGGCGCTGGTCAACGCTGAGGCCCGGGAGTGGGCGAGCAGCTACTCGTATGAGTTGGTGCACGGGATCGACGAGACGACGCGCCGGGTACTCCAGCACGCGATCAGTGAGTGGATCGACAACAGCCTGTCGTGGTCGCAGTTGCTGCACCAGATCGGCGATAGTTTCGGGGCTGACCGTGCGGAAGTGATCGCGTCCACGGAAATCACCAGATCGTACGCCCAGGCCAAGCTCTTGGCATTGCAACGTGGTGGGGTGATTCAGTTCGTTGGCTGGAGGACTGCTACTGATGAGAGGGTGTGTCCGCGTTGCGGTCCGATGAACGGGCAGACGGCACCGGTGGAGATAGGGTTCGATGGCCCGCCCCTACACCCTAGGTGTAGATGCTGGCTGGTAGGCGAGCCGTAGGATGGTAGTATGCCAGAACTAACCGTGACAGTCGAAGGGGTTGCCGCCCTCGTCGCCCGGCTGGGACGCGCAACCGCACTGGCGACGCTCCGACCGCCGATGGTGCGGTCCACTGAGCGGCTGGCGCGCGACCTGGCGACCTACCCGCCGGCGAGTCACCGACCGCAGCCGCCGCGCAGCCGCAAGCAGCAGATCAAACTGATCATGCTGGCGAAGGAAGGGAAGATCCCCTACCGCCGCACGGGCAACCTCGGGCGGGCGTGGACCACGGACGTGTCGGAGACGACGGGCGGCCTGGAGGGCACGGTGGGCAATAGCGTCGTCTCGCCAGAGGGCACGCGGTACGGGCCGCTGGTCGAGGGCGCGAGCACGCAGACTGAATACCACCGCGGCACCTGGCAGACCGACCAGATGGCGATAGATCGGAATGCTGGGGCAATCACGGACGACTTCGCCGACGCAATCGCGAGGGCACTGGAGGCATAACGTGGTAGCAGCAGTCTGCCGAGAGTGCGGTCTGCCGTCTGTCCAGACTCACGCCTGCTCAGCGCCGCTCCCGCCCGCGCTGCCCGAGCGGATAGTGCTCCGGTGTGCTGACTGCGGCCTGCCATTTGGGTATATACAGGCGGGCAGCCTAGTGGTATACTCAAGACACCACGGTGAGTGTCACGTCAACGCCGTGTCGGTGGAACAGATTGAGAGACTGTGCCAGGGGAGCGGGGCCAGATGAGCGAGCCTGGGCAACCACAGATAGAATCTCATTATAGCTTTGGCGACTTTCTCAGGGCGGTATATCGTGGCGATCGTGAGCGCCTGGTCGAGGTCTATCTCGTCGACGAAGTGCCGTCGCCTGCCCCATTGACGGAGGATGAACTGGCGACAATGGAAGCCTGGGCCGACCGCTGTTGATGCAGGTGGAGAGCAGCCAGAACTAATCTAGCGATCCTGTTGCGCCCGAGTGCGCCCGGTTTTGTAGGCCAAGTGCCTCCAACCGGGCGTTTCGTTTTGTGCGGGAGGGGCAGAGATGAACACGGACATCGCGGTCAAGGGCGCGATTGGGATACAGACGGCGGATGAGGAGGAACTGAAGGCAGTCTGGGCGACTGCCTACATGAACGACCTTCCTGACTCTGCCTTCCTGTACGTTGAGCCGGGCGGCAGCAAGGACGATACGGGCAAGACGGTGCCGCGTAGCAACCGTCACTTCCCAGTTCGGGGCTCGGACGGCGCCGTGGACATGCCGCACCTCCGCAACGCGCTTGCCCGAATCCCGCAGTCGAGTCTGCCGGATGACGTCAAGGCGCGCTGCGTCGCGAAGGCGCGACGGCTGATGGCCGGCCAGGAGAAGTCCGTCAAGGTGCTCGACACCGAGGGCAACTTCGCAACCGTTGGTAACTATGGCATCGTCTTCGGCGGTGCCGACTTGACCGGCGAAACCTTCGAGAAGGACACCGATCTCTGGCTGGACAAGTTGCCCGGCGCGCGCCCGGTGCTCTGGGATCACAGCTTCGACGAGACGATGGGCCTCCGGATGCTCGGCCAGACTACCAAACAGGATATCGACGAGGACGGTGTCTGGGTTGAGGCGCAACTAGACCGCTCGGACAAGTATCACGCGATGGTGCTGCAACTGATCGAGCAGGGCGTCGTCGGCTGGTCGTCTGGCGCGGCGTCACACCTCGTCAGGAAAGAGGGCCGCAAGATCAAGAGTTGGCCGGTCGTCGAGTGGAGTCTCACGCCCACGCCGGCCGAGATGCGGACACTCGGCGTGGGCGTGCTCAAGGCGCTATCGGCAAAGGTCGTGGGTCTCGAGGGTCTGCTGCCACAGGAAGCTGAGGAGGCTTCGGCAGAGGCGAGAGCACCCGAGACTAAGGCCGAGGTGCCCACCGTGGCCATCACGCCACCTGTGGTCGTTGCCAGACCACAAGTCATCGTCGTCAAGTCAAGGGAGGATACGAGGATGGAGATCGAGGAGCTGGCCGGCCAGGTGACCGGCCTCGCGACCAAGCATGACGAGCTGAGCGCCAAGATCGACGCTCTGCTCAAGCACATGGAGGATACCCCAGCCATCCGGAAC